GACAAATATAATGAAAATGTTTGTTATCATGGCATAATTTTAGCATTTGTAAATGTTCTGCATGAAATTCAGTGCTATAAAGAAATACTAAATCACATTTTGAAGATATATCATTTATTTCATGACCAAAATTTGAACCAAATCCATCGTTTATTAAATCATAATAAAAACCTATTTTATAATTAGTATCATTGGGTGAATACTCATTTTTATCTAAAATTTTGTAAGTAAACCCATCAAATAGATTATTAATTAAATTAATGTTATTAATATTATTAGTAAAAATGGTTAGCATAAGTTTTACTTTTTGCTATGACCTTTTGGTTCTTTTTCATGTGTTAAGAATGGACGTGCAAACCAAAGTTTAAACCAATCTTTTGTGCCTGCTTGAATATTTTTTTCTCGTTCTTTTTTATGAAGATGAGTTCCATGCTGGCTTATTGCATAGCCCAAACTTTTATCTTCACAAAATTCACTCGCTCGCATTGCGTCTAATCTTCTTACCACTATTGTGAGGAACTGGGCTTACTTGATTTACGTAACTTGGTTCATCGCTGCCTTCTGGTGTTAAACGAACACGTGGTGTTCCGAAGTATTTTGCAGTTTTTTGTAAAATTTCTTCTTCTGCTGGTGTATAACTTATAGTTACCATTTTAAGACCAGTTGGTCCTTCCTTTGGCATATCAAGATCGGGCATACCAGCAAGTGCAACACCAAAACGATATGCTTTATATCCGCTACTATTGTCTAATTCAGGATAAAGAAATGCATTTGGTATTGTAGTCACGGCTTGGTGGCTCATACCTTTTGCACCAGCATAATCTGCTGCTTCATTTATAAATTCATGTGCTCTCATTTCTTTTTCCTTGCACCGCTATTAAATGGAACGGGGCTTGTTTTATTATTACTTGCTGGCTCTTTACCGTTTTCGGTAGTAATCCAAGTTGCTTTTTTACCCATACCTTTTACAGTTGCACTTAACATATCTTCTTCTGCTTGTGTATAGGCTGTCATTACAGGATGATCACGGAAGTGTTCATGATCATGAGCGGCATTTGTTTGTGGATATCCAGCAACCTTTATCATAAAACGGTAATAGTCATAGCCAGGGTCTAAATCATGAACAACCATGCTTGGTTGCATAGTGCTACTATGTTCTGGATTTGCTTTGCCTTTGGCTTCTAAAACAAACTCTGCTGCTCTCATAAGATTATTTATGAGAAATTTACTTCTTTACAGGAAGTATCCAATAGTTTGCGCTATCGCTTCCTGTGCTGCAATCAATTCCTTCAAGGAATAAACGACTGCGGTCACCATCTGCTTTTTTAAATGCACATTCAAAAGTAACACGTGCTTCGGTTGCACTTGGATTACGTGCAATAACAGTTACTTCGCTTTCTGGAAGTTGGTCTGTTTCAATAAGGCTTGCACTTGCATGACGCAGTTTGTAGCCTTGTTCTTTCATTGTTTCATTGATTTTATTTGCTGGTGCAATGTTGCGAACAAAATCTGGAGTGATACCAGCAGCTTCCATTGGTGGCTGATGCAAGAATTTCTTTTGAACTTTCTGACCATCGCGTTCAAAAGTTAAAACAAACTCTGCCATTTTTTGTGTAGCACCTTCACTTAAAAGATGATGACGGTCTAAAATATTCCATCCTGGATTATCTAACGCAATAGTAATAGTGCTATCAGTATGTTCAACAACAGTTGCCTGAACGCTTTTTAAACTATCAATTTCAATATTAACAATATCACCACTTACTGGTGCGTTGTTTGCTCTTTCTACTGTTGCAAGATAATCACGGAAATTCATAATAAATCCTTAGTCAAAACTTACTGCTACGTGCGTTGGATTATCGCCACCAGCAACTTTTGGTGCTGTTAGCTTTGGTTTAGCTAAATCATTTCCACTTGGAACTGCTGCCTTTGGACCTTTATATACTTCATGTGGGCTATTGTTATAAGGACGTTCATCAGGATTTCCACCCATTGGCGCATCATCCATAGTTACTTCCATATCTGGTCCACCACTAATACTTGGAAGGTTTGCGCCTACGCTAGGGAAAGAAGGTGTAGCAGGCTCATTTGGAACCATTGCTTGGTCGTGCGGAATATCGCTTTGTGCTGCCGCCATATCTGGTGAATTTACACCACCAATCATGCCAGCAAGTTTAAGAATTTGAGCAAGAATTGCATCTTCACCACTGGTCTTAATTTCAATACCTTCTGCAACGTTAGTTCCCATGCGAGTTGCATTATCAATTGCATGAGCAACTTCAGGACTACGATTACTAATTTCTTTTAGCTTAGCTAGAACATCAACCATGTAATTGCTATTGTTGCTTTGTGGCATTTCAGGTGCTTTTGTTTCTGCAACTTTGTGAACAGGAACTTCTGTGCTGTTTAACTTATTAAGTGTATTGATAGCACGACCAAGTTCTTCTGGACTGCGATTTTCAATTTCTTTTAGCTTGGCTAATACATCAATCATTTGCATAATTATCTTCCTGTTCTTCCACGTTCTGGGAGTTTATTTTTGTGTGTTCCAACAGGACTTGTATTGTACTGTGGAATATCATTTGTAGTTTTACCAACTTCAGGCTTTACTGCAAATGGATGTTCAATTGTTCGAATCTTAAGAGCATTTGCAAGGTCTGCAAGTAATTGAGGTGCCTTTTGTTCTGGGTATGGACTATCTAAAATAGTCTTTCCTGGATTTTCTGCTACAATTGGTGCAGCCAATACTTCTTGGTTTGGTGTTACAACCATAATGTGGCTGAATGGAATATTAGTTGCTTCGTGAATTGCAGCTTGCATTTCTGCTGGTGTGCAAGGATAATTTACAACCATATCAATAATATAAAGATCAGTTGCCTTTAAATGACCAAAGCCTGTATGATCTTCGCTTACTGGTAAGTGCTTTGGTTCGCTGATTGCTTCAAGATTCCAACGAGCCAATACTTTTTGGAGTTTATCCATAGATTCTTTTGTGATTTCCGTTGCAATCTTTGCACGGAACCCATATTTCTTTTCATTATCTGTCAAATACTGAATATAGGATTTCATAATTAATACCTTTTAGATATTTATTGTTTTCTGATGGTTTTTAATAGTTCATTACGATCAAAAACTGTAGCACTTACTGTTTCTACTTCTTCGCCACGGTCTTTATTCATATCGTGTTGTAACTTCTGTGCCTTCATTGCAAGTTCAGTTTGTTTGAGTTTCTTTTGAACTTTACCTAGTTTAGCAGTAACGGCAGTAGCGAGCATCTTTGCGCTTGCTTCAAAAATAGGCGCACTGAAACGTGCTTCAACATTCATACCAAGACTTTGTAGATTTTCAAAACTTTCAACTGCTTTTTCAGTAAGTTCATCTAATTCTTTATCCATTGCGTCTTCTGGCTGTTCGGGTAAACTTGCTTCAAGTTGATTAGCAGTATTAAGTGCTTCAACCATATCTTTGCTTGCAGGTGGTAAATCAAATAATTCTTCTAGTTTTTGTGTCATATACTAATTTATCTCTTTTTCTTTTTAGTATTTGAGAACATATCATGTTCTGTAACTACACGGAAACCAATACCATTACGGTCGCAAAAATCTTTTGCTGCTTTCCATTTAGCTTGGTTTACAACAGCTTGTATTTGATTTTTTTGACTACGACCAGCAGCTTCTAATGTTGTTTCTTTGTGAGGTTTAATCTCTACCAATTCACCTTTACGATTACCACTTGCATCTTCATAAATTATAAAAAAATCTGGAACATAACTTTTAGTTTTACCAACCACTGGATTTATATATTGTATAGATATGCTTTCACTTGCCCATTGTTTTACACTTGGATGTTCATCTAGGAAATTCATAAATTTGAGTTCCCAACTGCTTCGATATCTTATGCTACCACGACCAATGTATTTTTCTGGATGTTTCGGCGTAAAAATGCCTTGGCTAAATTTCATACTAGAATATTTCTTGATACTGATGGTGGAATGGAAGTATTCTTTTTATATCCCAATTTACTTGTTGCGCCTTTTGCACTATTAAAAAAACTTACAAGTAAATTTTTTACATTATTTGCATTTGGATTAGCTTGAAATTGTTGGATTAAGTCAAGTGGATTTAAATTATTATTATATGTTAATGTAATTACGCTTTGTGCTAAAGCACTAGCTGCATCACTACTTTTTGTTAAAGTTAAAAAATAACCATAAACTTGCCCCCATACTGCATCACTTACCTGCAAGGGTTGACTAAAATAGCCATTAAAAAAAACTTGTGTTTCTGTTTGTTGTATATTAGGAATATTTGCCATAAAATTATTTATTATGCAATATTTTTACTATAAGCAATATAATTTGTAGCGATTGGAACTAAATTAGTTCCAGCAGGAATATTTAAAGTAGCTATATGACTTGCTGCAACAGAAATATCACTTGCACTGTAACCTTGCGAAGCTAATGTTGATTGCCAATCTGAACTTGAATATGAAGGAGATGGTGGATTGGCAGGATTTGAAAAATTAATCTCACTTGGGACGCTTGCAGGCTGTCCAAAGTTTACACTACCAACATTGTTTACGCTATTTGGATTTTCTATATATTGTTGTGCGATCAATGCTTGAGCACTTATAGTATTTGTAAAACCACCATAACTTGCTAAAGTTGTTTGTGGCACTGTATTAACAAAATCCGCTGCACTGTTTATTTGTTGTGTATTATATCCTTGATTGTATAAAGTTTGTTGCCAAGTTCCATCTGTATATGGGTTTTCAACAACATTAGATGAAGTGCTATCTGGATTTATGGATGAACTATTCAAATCTGCTGAACGAATTGGTGGCAATAAAGTTGCACTCGCTACAATAGGACTGTTTGTATCAGCGACTGGAAATACTGTATCCCCACTGCCTAAATTAGAATTGTTGTTGTTTACAATATTATCAATTTCTTGTGGACTAAAACCTTGGTTAGCAGTTGGGTCATATAAAGAACCTTGATCAGCAAATCCAAAATATCCTTGCTGACCACTGTAACCATTACGATTTGTAAAATTATATCCCTGCTGTTGCAGTTGACCAGTAATAGGATCAACATAGTAATTACCAGCAAATTGTCCACTCAATGGACTTAAGTTATTATCATAATATGCAGACTCACTAAAGCTAGGTATTCCACTAACAAATCCATCTTCATATGTTACACCATTGTATCGCAATTGCATTGTTGCTTCCATGATACCTTGTCCATCAACATATTCATGTGTATCATGTGAAAAACTAGTAATCACTGGTGACATAATAGTAATCTTGTTGCTTTCTCCACCATACATGCTGTAAATTTCTATAGAACTAAAAAATGGCGTATCGCTACCATTATCTAATCCCCACGCACTTATATGATTTCCAACTGTATATCTGTCGTCGTTATTATAATCAGTCAGAGCATATTTTCCATCAGCATAGTAATAATTGTAGTAATCTGCCCACAGTTGACGTAAGCCATTATTATTATCATCATGAAATTTAATTGTTATTGGTTCATACTTTATACGGTCTTGAATATAGGTATGTCTATTATATTGATTTAAATCTTTAACATCAATTGTAAATTTAGGCAAGTCAATACTTTTTACTAAAATACCAATTTCTCGTGAATCAATATTTGTTGGAACATCAGTGCCAATTATAAAATTTACATAATATAGAAACTTATATTTTGGACTACGTGCAAAACCACTTGTTCTAAAAACTTGGGCGGCGTGTGCATAATCATGCACACCACCACCGCCAGTCAAACTTGTAGCTAAGCTATTTAAAAATCCCCAAGAACTAGCCATGGTCTAAATCCTTTAGCCAGTTATAGCGGCTCCATGTGTTCTTGTTACAGTTTTACCAACACCATTAGTAGTTGGAATTTGTAGAGCATTGTCATAACGAATAGTCAATGAAATAGTTGCTGGATCATTGCTGTTATAATCAAAATTGTTATAATTTACTTCTTGTAGGAAGCAACCATAAAGTTGCCAAGTTTCAAGAGTAGTTGGTCCATTTGCACCATTGCCACCGTCAAGTGCTTCAAATTGAGTAATGAATTTGTAATCAATACCACTAACTGCACTTGCTTGCTCAGCAAAATCAAATTGCTTTTGAATTTGTTCACCAACAAGTAAGCGAACACTGCCCTGAGCATCATCGCGAAGTTCACAACTAACGGTTTGCCATTCAGGTTTGCCTTGTAAGTACATTCTGCTATTGTAGATTGGAATTTCAATCTGGTTAAAGTTCACGTTAGGACGAGTAAAAGTCATAACTTGCTTTGTAAGTTCTGTAGTAGGATTAGTAACCCCAAAATTCAAGAATGTAACTCTAAAGCGGTATTTTAGCAAAGGCATTAATAAGCCTTGATTGCTTGCA